ATGTGCTGGTCTCTCTTCGTTATCACCACAAGCATCTTCGACAAGTGCTATGAATGAATGGATGTTTGAATCTGCAGAGTACGTGCTTGGTAAGATTAAGCCTAAAGTATTCTGGGGAGAGAACGCTCCAAGGCTTGCATCTAAGATGGGTGAACCTGTTGTTAAAAGACTTCGTGCTATCGGTGAAGCGAATGGTTATGTATTTAGTATCTATCGAACTAAGAGTATACTGCATGGTTTATCTCAAGTTCGTGATAGAACCTTCTACTTCTTTTGGAAAAGTGATCGTGTTCCATTACTAGGATATGTACGTAATGATCATATTCGTATTGAAGATCATATTCGTTCAGTTAAGAGACGTGAAGATGATCCAATGAATGTACTTACGAATGAAAAGATTCCATCAGAGAATCCTTACTATCGTTACGTATTAGAAGTAATCGAAGGTGGTATTACACATTCTGCGTTTCAAGATAAGATTGAAAAGACTACGAATCCAATGGATGAGATTGAAAAGCATACTAACTATAAAGTAGTTGCTGAATGGATGCGTGAACAAGGTTACGAAAACGAAGCTTCTAAATGTGATCGTAAGTATCATAAGTTAAAAGCTGGTGGCAACATCATGCGTAAGACTACAGAGATACCAAAGGATTATATTGGTGCTTTCGTTGGTCACTTCCCTACAAACTTATGTCACCCCGACGAAGATCGTTATCTAACTGTACGTGAAGCTATGTCGATTATGAAGCTTCCTGAAGACTTTGAGTTACTAAGTCCTAAGGCTAATCTAAATCATATATGTCAGAACGTACCAGTCACTACAGCTGAATATCCAGCTCAAATGATTAAGAAATGGATTGAACAAGAGAATAGCCTTGAGTCAATTGAAACAAAGTTCTTAGTGGAAGACAATAAGAAACGTACATACGACTATGAAAATAAAGGTGTACAATTAGATCGATTTATGTTATAATATACTATTAATCAACAAAGAGAAAACTATGCCAAAGGTAATTTTAAACAAAAACAAAACCAAAAAACCAATGCCGTTCGATGTAGCATTACGCAAATTCAGCAAGATCGTTGAAGAGTCAGGTGTCTTGCAAAAAGCAAGAGAGAAGGAATATTACGAGAAGCCAACATCAAAGCGTCGTCGTAAAGGAAAGGAAGCAGTGAAGCGTCAAAGCCGATTGAATGCAGAGAATCCAATGAACCAACGTAATAATAGGAAGTACTAATATGAGTGTTATGGATAAATTAAAGAAGAATTCTAAGATCAAAGAAACTTCTATTCTAAACGAAAGCATATTCTTTTCAGTAAAAGATCAAGTTGCAACTGATGTGCCAATGGTTAACGTTGCGTTATCAGGTGATCCAGATGGTGGTCTATCATCAGGTCTTACTGTACTCGCTGGTCCATCAAAGCATTTTAAAACATCATTTGCTTTATTGATGGCTGCAGCTTATCTAAGAAAACATAAAGATGCTGTTTGTTTATTCTATGATTCAGAATTTGGTTCACCTCAATCATACTTCGAAACATTTGGTATCGATACGAGCCGTGTACTACATACTCCTATCGTTGATGTTGAGCAACTTAAGTTTGATCTAGTTGGTCAATTAGATAATATTGAACGTAAAGATAATGTGATTATCGTAATCGATTCAATTGGTAACCTTGCTTCTAAGAAAGAATTACAAGATGCTAAGGATGAGAAATCAGTTGCTGATATGTCTCGTGCTAAAGCTCTTAAAGGTCTATTCCGTATGGTAACACCATATCTGACAATGCGTAATATTCCATTGCTAGCTATCAATCATACATATCAAGAGATTGGTCTATTCCCTAAAGCAGTTGTTTCAGGTGGTACGGGTATCTATTACTCAGCTGATAACATTTGGATCTTAGGTCGTCGACAGAATAAGACTGGTACTGAAGTGACTGGTTATGACTTTGTTATTAACGTGGAGAAATCAAGGTTTGTTAAAGAAAAATCTAAAGTCCCTATTACCATTTCTTGGGACGGTGGTATTGAGTCTCATTCAGGTTTGCTTGATGTCGCTCTTGATGGTAATTACGTTGCTAAGCCTTCTAATGGTTGGTATTGCCGTGTTGATCGTAGTACCGGTGAATTGGTGCAACCAAAGGTTAGGGAAAAAGAAACTCTAAAGCCAGAGTTCTGGGAACCTATCTTTAAAGATACTGATTTTAAAACGTATCTAATCGAGAAGTATCAAATCGGTGCTAAGCAAGCCAATGCTAAAATATTAGCTGAAACCACCAGAGACCAAGAAGAGGACAAAAATGAGTTATATTAAGCGTCCGCTAGATAGTATATCTGAAAGCGATTATAGTTTCGTCGAGAATCCAGAGTCTGATCTATACGGAATCAGATTAAAAAGCACTAAATGGAAAGATGTTATAGTTGTATACGGTAAAGTGACTATTAAAGAAAGTCCTGAAACTGGATATGCCACACTGGGTTTTAACTATCAAGTAATTGATACAGCTACGTATCAGCTCGATGAACTAGAAGATAATGAAGAATTTAAGAATTACTTAGGCGATTTATTATCATTCATCATAAACAATAAATTTGATAACGAGGAATATGTAACAAATGAAAACACGATTGATTCAAGCATTGATTAAGAATGCTGAAGGTAATATTGCCAAGCATAAGTTAAACGTTGAAGTGTTTCTTAATAATCCATCTGGTGTAGCTGAGCATTCAGACTACATTGAAACGATTCAAAATGAGATCGATAAGCTTTCTCATTATGAAGACCAGATTGAAACTATTAACAAACACTTTGGATAATAACTAATTGAAAAATGAAATCCCAACACATATACTTAACCACTTACTTAATAACGAAGACTTTTGTCGGAGGGTAGTACCATATCTTAAGAAAGAATATTTTGAAGGCGAGCATACGATTGTATTTGATTTAATTACAGACTTTGTTCGTGATCATAATAAGTTACCTACGAGTAGAGTGTTGGAGATTGAAATCAAAAAGGTTTCAGCTCCTGATGAAACACTCACTCGAGCATATGACTTGATTCAAGAAATCTCAGTTAAGTCTGATATCGATACAGATTATCTCATAGCTGAATCAGAGAAATGGTGTCGTGATAAAGCAATCTATGGCGCCATCATGAACTCTATTCAGATTATTGATGGTAAGAACGAAGAGCAGACTGAAGGTGCTATCCCAGAAATTCTACAAGAAGCTCTGGGTGTGTCCTTCGATCAAGCTATCGGTCATGATTATATCAATGATGCTGATTCGCGATTTGATTTCTATAACAATGAAGAAGAAAAGATACCATTTGATCTTGATCTGTTTAACAAGATGACAAAGGGTGGTTTACCTAATAAGACTTTGAATATAGCGCTAGCAGGTACAGGTGTTGGTAAGTCTCTATTCATGTGTCATATGGGTGCCAATGCAATATCTGAAGGTAAGAACGTATTGTATATCACAATGGAAATGGCAGAAGAACGTATCGCAGAACGTATCGATGCTAACTTAATGGATATACCTATCCAACAATTAAGCGAATTACCTAAGAATGTATTTGATGAAAAGATCAAAAAGATTGCAAAGGGTTCCATTGGTAAACTAATCGTTAAGCAATATCCAACAGGTGCTGCTCATGTCGGTCACTTTAGAGCTCTACTCAATGAGTTGAAGCTTAAAAAGAACTTCACTCCCGATATGATCTTCATCGATTATTTAAACATATGTTCATCTGCAAGAGTTAAGAATACTTCAGCCAATAGTTATACCATTATCAAATCTATTGCTGAAGAATTACGTGGCCTTGCAGTAGAGTTTAATTTACCTATTATGAGTGCAACACAAACAACAAGATCCGGCTTTGGTAATACCGATGTTGGTCTTGAAGATACTTCTGAATCATTTGGTTTGCCAGCAACGGCTGATCTTATGTTTGCTCTTATCTCCACTGAAGAGCTTGAAGGGCTTAATCAGATCATGGTGAAACAATTAAAGAATCGCTATAATGATCCGACTAAGTATAAACGTTTTGTAGTCGGTATTGATCGGGCTAAGATGAAGCTATATGATGTAGAAGAATCAGCTCAAGATAATATCATGCAAGACATGGCTATTCCAGACAAGCCAATTAATAGTTTTGGAAACAATGAAAAGTCAGATTTTAGTGGCTTTACAATTTAGGATATATAATAATATGAAAAAGACCTTAGCAACATTAGCATTAGTAGCAACTGCATCAGTACAAGCTGGTCCATACGCTAAATACATTCACGTATTAGATTACACTGATAGTGAGAAAGATGACAGCACTGAACATCTTCGTCTTGGTTATGAGACTGAAGGAAGCTTCTACGCTGAAGCTGGTGTAATTACGAATCATCTCGATCGAGGTGTAGCAGCTGAATTCGGTTATGTTTATGAGTTGGTTGAAGGGTTTACCTTTGATCTTAATTGGGAAGGTGTTAAGCGTGACAATAGTAATGATGTGATGAACGAAGATGGTGTTATTGAACATGTTGGTAGCAACAAGTTAGTTCATCAATTTGAAGCAGAAATTAAGTTTAACTTTTAAAGGAGAATATTATGAATTGGTTAAAATCAAGAGTAAAAGAACGATCAACAATCGATGGTGTAGCAATGGTAGCAGCTTGTGGTGCTGTTATTTTATTTGGTGACTTAGCACAACTATTCGCAATGGCGGGTTTAGTGTATGGTCTATTAACAATCTTTAAATCGGAAGACTAATATGAAAGTAAATCTAGTTTCTTATTCACGAGTACCTGATGGCAGTGAACTACCAGATGATATGCTACAGCTCGTAGCGTATTGTGCACGAGTATCGAATCCTAGTAATCAAAACAATACTGAGACTTCGGAGAAGCTAGTTAAGTATCTTATTAAGCATAAGCATTGGTCACCTTTAGAGATGGTCAATGTTTGCTTAGAGATCGATACTACTCGTGATATTGCACGACAGTTATTACGTCATAGATCATTCACATTCCAAGAATTCTCTCAGCGATATGCTAATCCTGATGAGGGGTTTGATAATATGTTTGAGAAGCGTGAAGCTCGATTACAAGATGAAAAGAATAGACAAAATTCTGTACCGACTGATGATAAGACTATTCAACACGATTGGTTTAGGATTCAAAGTCGAGTAGAATATATGGCAGCTAAGTGTTATAAGGAAGCTTTGAAGTTAGGCATTGCAAAGGAACAGGCAAGAGCATTACTTCCTGAAGGTCTTACAAAGTCTCGTCTATATGTGAATGGTACGTTACGTTCATGGTTACATTATATTGACTTACGTTCATCAAATGGAACACAGCTTGAGCATTGTGAGATTGCAAAGGCTTGTGGAGAAGTTATATATAAACTATTCCCCATGGAAGAGGATTAACTAATGAACGACCACGATGATTTATTCTTTTATTTAGCGATAGCAATCGTGGTCGTTTATATGATAGTCTATTAGTATTACGCCCTCTTAGCTCATATGGTAGAGCAACTGACTTGTAATCAGTAGGTGATCCGTTCGATTCGGATAGAGGGCTCCAATTTATTCCGGAGTAGCTCAGTGGTAGAGCAGCTGACTGTTAATCAGCCTGTCGTTGGTTCGATCCCAACCTTCGGAGCCAATATATGACCTTGGACCGTTATATCAGAATGACTGCGCTGTAAAGACAGTCACTTATTGCCCTCTTAGCTCATTTGGTAGAGCAACTGACTTGTAATCAGTAGGTGATCCGTTCGATTCGGATAGAGGGCTCCAATTTATTCCGTCTTAGCTCAGTTGGTA